TGGTGCATTTCCCACAGCTTCTTACCAATGTAAGAACCTACGTTAACAGGCAGTTTAGTACCCATTACTTCTCTGCTGCAAGTATTCGTTTCAAACAATTCTGCAAAAACAAATATACATTGTTCGCTGCATAATCATTAGTAGATACTTTTCTACTTGCCTTCTTAATATCTTCTATAGTGTCATCTATCGTCTTAAAATCTGCTGAATATACATTTCCTGCTTTCTTTACCTTTGCTTCCTCTACTTGTTCGTCTATCTTGTCTATCCATGTAATACCATGTTTTTGTACCACTATCTCTGATTTTGGCTTTACCTGTACTGTTGCTTTTGTTTGTTCGCCCTTACTCTTTTTCACTGTCATCTTCCCACCTCCTTGTTTGACCTAATTCTTCTTTAACTATCTGTCTAGCCTGTCTTACTGTCATTATCGCATTTTTCCTTAGCATATCAACCGTTTTGGTTTTCTTCCAGCCAAAGTCAACTGCATCTTGTAATGTACTCTTAACTATCTCATAATTGTCAGGTGTTATTCCATCAAAGTGTTTTTGGCTTTGAGAAGTTCCTGTACCACTTGAAGGACTTCCCTGTCCCATGCCACCTATGTTTGAAGGTATTTTCTTTTCTGGCTGTCCTTGAAACTGTTGCCTTTCTTCAACTGGTGATGCTTCACCCCTACCTCTACCTGTTTTGCCCTCACCGAGCAAACTTTCTGTTTCAGGTATCATAAGTGGATCTTTCGACACCTTAAACTCACCTGTATGTGTTCTTGTAACAGCAAATCCTAATTGTTGTAGTGCCAACATATTCTCTATCTCTACACCCTGTATCTGCAAGTCCCTTAACTTGTCGGTTTCTTCACCTGTCTTTAATCTTAATTCCCAATCCTCTACACCGTTTATCTTTGCCAATTTTAACAAGAATGAGTTCTTTAGTATGTCTTGTCCCCATTTGATTGCCCTGTTTGTAATTGTAACTTGAAGTCCTTCCTGTGACCAACCTGTAGGAAGTTCACCAAAGTATAGTGGAAGAACGCCATACATAGCACCAATAATCATTCTTAGTTCTTTTCTTATCTCTACAAACTCTAATTCCTTTAATGATCCTGTAAAGTCAAGCCACTGAGCCATATTCTTGCCACCCGGTTTGTCTGATTCTACTAACAGTGGGTGTATCATGTATGGATCTTCTATAGCCTTTTGTTCAAGTGCATCCCAAGACTTTCTGAATGTTTCGTAATTACGAGATGCAATTACTAACATACCTCTTGGAGGTCGCATTTTATCGAAATACTTTCTAATATACTCATCCATGTGTGATAAAGCCATAACCTTTGACCATATTGCATAGATTGGAGAGTAACCATAAATCAAACCCGGTCTGTACTTACCTGCCTTCCAAATAACTTCCCCCTCACCATAAATAACTCTCTTAGGTTGTGGTATTCCTATGGAATAGACTGAATTGACTTCAAAGATTGCTTTAAGTGCTTTTGCACCACATAGCTCACAGCGATCACTTACAAGTCTTTTTGCCCTATGCTCAAATCTAGGACATACAAAAACTGGATTGTGCTTGTCATCATATCCAACCCTTCCATCAGAATCGGCTATCATGGCTACTTGTGGTGGATCAACTCTTATCAGTTCCTTAATTACTGTTTTCTCTTCTTCTATTTCACCTGTAGTATCGTTTATAGAATAATTTTTCAGCAATAACAGATATGCGTTATCTGCTATCTCTAAGTCACGTTCTAACATTCTCATAATATCCTCTATTGTTTGTTGGTTAGCATTAACTGGATTATACAATATGTCTTCAAGTTTCTTTCTGTTTGTTGGTTCAGGTCTTAATAGATCTGTACTTAGACAGGTATCACATTGTAGTGCTTCATCATTAGCCTGCCTGTTCTCTCTTGGCTTTTTTACTGCTTTTTCAGTTGTAGCAGAACCTATAGAATCTGCATTACTCTCATTTGTTGACTGTGGCTGTTCATCTCTGATTGCATCCTTTAAGGGTTTGTATTGAAACTCTTTTGCACAGTTATTACACTTGTACTTAAATTTCTCGACTATCTCAAACCCATTTTTGAACATCTCACGATTAACTGTTTCAATGGGTATTCTTAAAGAATCAATATTATCTGCTAATTCATAAATCATTATAAGTGGAAATGGAAAAATAGGTAACTTAGCTCCTGTATCGGTAGCCATATATGGCTGTGAAATACTAGGTCTAACAGTTGTTTCAGTCATAGACTTGGTTCTAAAGTTAAATATGCCCTTTAGCCTGTCTGCAAATCCCATATAATGTATTTATTACCTTGCTATATAAACTTTGTCAAGTTTTGTAATAGTTCTGTCACTAACCGCCATGCTCTTTGCACGTTATGTTTCTTGCTTCTCTTGTGCAGTTACATGATTTATCGCCTGTTTCTACTACTCTTGCCTCTATATCTTCTGATGCCTCTGATCTTCCTAGTCTCATCATATATTTATACCATGTGTATAATATATAGTTGTGGGTGGTGTGAGTTAGCATATCCTTTTACGGAAGGTCTGGAGTAACTAACCAGCCCACAATAATCTTTAAAGGTGTTTAAATACTCTAATATTCATGGATGATTGGGATCTCATTAGCGAGGCAGCTAAGATGGTAATGGATGCCTTTAAGAGAAAGAGTCCAAACCCCTCACCAAAGCTTGACATAAAAAACAAGCATGACTTTGAGGTATTTTTAGGATCATTGATGGGTGCGATAGAAGCCATTGGAATTATAACTGAAAAAGAAGATAACAAAACACACAACTTAATAATAAACGCATTGGAGAAGTTGGCGTATAGATAATGGTAGAATTAGAATTAGAAGACTATAGTGAGTTGTTTGATTGGTTCACTTTGATTTTTGGCAAAAACCCAAAAAATATAACAGTGCAGGCTAAAAAGACATTTTGGAAACTACAGTTCCTTTCAGAAGACAAGATAAACGAACATGAGGAGGATTTGGAAGATGAGAAATGAGAATAAGATACGCATAATAGTTGGGCTTGCACTCGTTTTTACATGGATACTCTACATAACTTTTATATATGTGGACTCTGTACCAGAAGGTATGGAAAGGTCATGCTGGTTTCAAATTACAGGCTCAACAGATACCTGTAGAGGAATGTCCACTGGTTTTGGGGGTTATCCATGAACGCTGAACATATAGGTATGTTCGTAACATTTATCATTACAGGGATACTTTTAACGATAGTGTTCTTATTACAGTCTAATATAAGCATACTGCCTGAAACAACTGTACCACAAAATACAGGACTGGCTGAATACTGCGAAAAGCTAAACCTGAAGTGCTGATAAATGTCAATTTTCTGCATAGTTAATGACAGTGATGATAAGTTTGATTGCAACATTGACATGGACTTTAGTTATAATGCAATAGAAGAGTGGAAGCATAAATGGACACCTAAAAAGGCAGTTGGGAGAAAAGGCAGTAAGAGAGCTTATGGCTATGTGACGTATAAGGTAACAAACGGATCAAAGCACTTCCCTGACAACAAGTTTGAGGATAAGGCATTGGCAATAGCATTAAGGCAGTGGGGGTTTAGAACAATGGATATTAGGTTTAAGAGATTAAGAACAGGTACAGCAGACATAGAAATGAAGTTTGCAAGTAAGAGTGATGACAAGTTGTTCAGGGATAAGCCGGGAACTCTTGCATATGCCTATTTTCCCAACGGTCAGAAGATTGGTGGCGATATCACGTTTAATGATTCGGTAATTTGGACTACTAATGGAAAGCGTGTAAATGCACATGAGGTATTTCCTGACAAATATCCACCTAACACTAAAACCAAGTTGAGAACATACAACATGGTACATACACTACTACATGAGTGTGGTCATGCGATAGGTCTTAAACACTGTCAACAGCATAAGGATTGTATAATGTACCCTTACTACAACGGCAGGGTGTTATTGCACAATCATGATGTTGAACGCATACAGTTAATGTATGGGAAGAGGAAACTACTTAAGCAGATAATAGACTACTTTCGCAAACGGATGCTACGCAAATGGGGTAACGTGGCGTAGCCACCTTTTCGGCAATTCAGTAAGACTTATATAACAATCATGCGTATGTCTAATCATGTTAAGTACAAGTGTGAAACGTGTGGGTGGAGGTATCAGGGAGATATGAGCCACATTTATGTGATTTTAAAGCACAAGAAGAAACATGGTGATCAAGATGGGAGCTAGTTACTGGTATTTGTTCTTTGGTGGGTTGTTCTGTGCTACAGGGTTCGGTTTGCCTGTAGGTATATTCTTCTTCGTATATTGGTTTTACAAGGACTTTATGGATAAAGGCGTTACGGTTAACCATAAACACGAATCTAAACCCTATGCAGTTGAAAGTATGCTTGGACAAGAGTATCAAGAAAGGCAAATACGCATAGATGAAATGGAAGAAGAAAAAACAAAGTATAAGTTTAAGGGCAATATTACGGATCTGAAGGATAAGGAGAAATATACATGACCAGTGGCAACCGCAGTAGGGAGAAGAAGGTAAAGGGATATACGTTGAAGCGTGGTGAGATAGACAAAAAGGTGTATGTCCACAATTATAAGGAAATGCTTAAGGATATGACAGTTGATAATAAAAAACCCAACGATCCTGATATTTGGAATAAGAAGCCTGTCACAAGCAATAAGACACATGATCTTCCTGACGATGAGATTATAGTGCCTGTTCAATCAATGTTTCCTAACTGTCAGAAGTATGAACCATGCTGTAAGGAATCTGGGACAGAGAAGATGATGAAGAAATTTAACAAGATGATTGAAAAGCCAATAGAGAGAATAAGCCACAAGGCAAATAAAGGCAACCGTATAAATATAATTAAAAGGATAAAACCAGTTAAGACAAATCCATTTCCTGATGAAGCAGTTGAAAAGTGGTAGAATGAAGAGTGTTAATCCTCCTAAGAAGGTAGTATTGGCAAAGGGGTTTGTCAATGCAAAGAACGTTTGTCAGCATCCTAATTTCAACATAATCAAATCAGGGTTTTATAAATATCTTATATGCAGAACTTGTGGAAGGAATATGGGTGAGGTGGATGATATCCAACAACCAAATAAGTAGAGTTACCTGTGTTGCCTGTAAGCAACTTATAGGCGACCACAGTAAAAGACAGTTGTGGCGTTGTCTGTTTAGGATTCAAAGTACATATATATCAGGTAAGATAGAAGACGATTTGCCTACACAGGTCGAGGGCGAGAAGGTAAATGCTAGGCATTGATGCTAAAGGCTAAGGTCATTAGAGTTTTAGATGGGGATACTATTGACGTTCATTTTATCCTGCCTTTCGGTATTGCTGTGCGTAAGCGTGTGAGGCTATTCGGAATTAATACACCAGAAACAAGAACAAGAGATCCAATAGAGAAGGCAAAAGGGTACGCTGCGAGGGACAGGCTAGTCGAACTTATCGAGGGTGGTCGTGGTAGTCTTGATATTGAGTATCATGGTGATGGTAAGTTTGGTCGCCCACTAGGAGAATTGTACGTTAATGGTCAGAATCTTAATGATATTCTAGTTTCTGAAGGTCATGCAGTTCCCTACTTTGGTGGCAAACGGTAGGCACAAACCCCCAATTTTTTACGTTTAGATTCTTATTTGTACCCTTTGTTTGTATCTATGAACTCTTTTTTTTCCACTTTTTCGCTATACGCACCTAGCGTACGTTTTCTTAAACGTCAACACTGTGGATCTGTTTGCTCATTCAATGCTTTAAATACTATTTACTGATCGCTACTGTTATATTTTTATTAGATTCGTGACTAGACTATATATAAGATTCAATGCTATATATACTAAATTCTGATCCAATTTGGGCGTAATTTGTAGCAAAAATCCCAAAATAAAAGGTTATATAGTAGAAATCGCCGCG